GTTGCCTCATGTTACTAGTTCCTTTGCTTGGTTGCTGCATTATCAGTAGGGCGGTTCGCCCACATGGTCAACAACAATCGACATTTATTTATGCAAAAATTCGATTAATAAAATGCCATTGATCGATATTTCCCTATTTACATACTGGGCAGCTTGCCCTAGTGATTGGGTGTCAACAAGGAGCAAATGACATGAACGTAGAAGTAGAAGCAAAATGCACCATCACCCACGAATGGGCCACGGTAGCTAAGTTCTTTAGCGCCGTCGAAGCTGGCTATGCAGCCCGCGCACTGAGCAAGTCGAGCAACAGCACATACCGCACCAGCGACTACCGCTGGCCGGAAGAGGGCGTCAACATCACCGTCTACACCAGCGGGGAGATCGCAGCATGAGCGCCGCAGCATACACGGTGCGCCTCAGGGACGCCCACGCCTTCAGCCTCAGCGGCAGAAGCTTTGAAGCCTTTGTCGGTGAGATCGTTCGCATCGACACTGGCAAAGTCGCTTACAGCAGCAAGCTCTATGAAGAGAAACGCACTGCGCGTCTTCAGGCTGCGCGCTACCTCAAGCGGTATGAGCATCACCTTGTCAAGCATGGCATTGGCTTTGAAGAGCAGGAGGCACAGCGCAGGGCGGCAGAGCGCGCAGCGCGTGACGCCAAGCGCGCAGCCGACCGGCTGGTGCGTGACGCAGCCCATGACCTACTGGCCGCGCTGCTGCCACTGGTCGAGGCATCGCCTGTCGGTGGCGGCATGATCCGCTTCGATGGCGACGAATTGCAAGCCGCCCGCGCTGCCATCGCCAAGGCAACGGGCAGCTAAGCCCCGCGCCCGCGCCCGTGTGCTGTCGTGCCTATGGTGCGGCAGCGCACGGGCGCCCGCCAGCCGTAGGCTGGTCAGCATACATGCGCCTGCCCGTAGGGCAGTCATCCAACAAGCAAACAAACAAACAGACGTCTGTCCAAAGGACAGTCAGCTAATTGTCAGGTAGAGAATATCTGTCAAATAAGGGTAGGGGGTACACCCCTTTTTATTATAGTTTAGGTACCATGGGGGGTTACAAGCAGAGCAATCGGCATACCCTCCACAAACACACTTGCACACATACGCACGTCCCTGTATACATACGGAACACGTTTGGTTGCTCCTTGCGTCGTTGATAGCAGTCGGTTAGCTGCCTTTCCCCTCTCTTGGTAGTTAACCGACTGTTTTTACTGCACAAAAGCAATCCTGCCCCAGTAAGGGGGTACCCCTTCGCAAAATAAAAGGTGGGGGGGTATATTTACAAAATAGCGATACTTGCTCAAATGCCCGATTCGTATTAGATAGGGGCATATTCAATTTAGTGAGCATATCGATGGCGTCTAAATCTAAAAGCCTTATTATACAAGACGGTGAGCCAACCGACGTTGACGGCATTGACAAGCGCTACACTGTGTCCCCGATCCGCGCATTGCTTCCGGGCGGGAATGTAAAGCGCAAAAGCCCCAATGAACATATACCAACGGACAAAAGCCGCCGGGGTGTATTGCATGCGGTGGGCCTTGGCATGAACCATGAGAACATTGCCAAGGTGATGGGAATTAGTGTCACGGCCCTGACCAATCATTACCGTAATGAACTTGACACTGGCTTGAGCCTTTTGATGGATGACGTGAAGACAAACCTGTACAACATTGCCCGCGATGAGAACCACAAGGGCACGGTACAGGCCGGGATCTATTTGCTCAGCCGTCTGGGTGGCGACAGCTTCAAGGACATTAAGCGCATTGAGATGACAGGCGCAGATGGCAAGGCGTTGGAGATTAGCCAGAAGACGCAGACTGTTGACCCACGCTTGCTGGATGCTGACCAGCGTGAGGCGTTGCGGGATATATTAAATTCAGCCCTAAGGTTGGCAGCGCCCAATGCGCAGGCCCAGCCAAATATTATTGACGGTGAATATGAGGAAGTTAGCGATGCCTGATCCGGTAGAGTGGGTTGCAATGACGTTTGATCCCAAGATGCGTGTTGACCCGCATTTCCTAATTCGCGTGATGAAGGGGCAGGTCAGCACATTGACGGCTGATCAATGGGAAGATGCCAAGGAATGCTGCGCTGACATTATTGAGCAGTTTATCTCTTTGCGGGAAGAGCATGACTGATGCTTGACTTCGATATTTCGAAGATTGACATACAGCGCCAGTTGATGGAACTGGACCGGGCTGACTGTGAAGAAAGCCTGTATTATTTTTTGACCAATGCATGGAAGTACATTGACGCCAGCACATGGAAAGACGGATGGCCAATTGAGGCTGTGGCGGAGCATTTGCAGGCGGTGGTTGATGGCGACATTAAACGGCTAATCATTAACATCCCGCCCCGCATGGGTAAGTCTACCATTACGTCTGTGGCGTTCCCTGCGTGGACATGGGCGCAGCCTGAATCTTCCGCTACGTCAGGGCCGGGTGTGCAGTTCCTGATGGCGTCCTATGCCAACCAGTTGGTGTTGCGTGACAGCGTTAAGTGTAGGCGTCTGATTGAATCGCCATGGTATCAGAGCATGTGGGGTGAGCGCTTTAAGCTTAATTCCGACCAGAACACCAAGTCGCGCTTTTCCAATGACCGGGGCGGTGAGCGCCTAATTACATCCGTTGGTGCGGCGGTGACCGGTGAAGGTGGATCGATCATTGTGGTCGATGACCCTAACTCTGCGTCTGAGGCATTTTCGGATGCCAACATCGAAAGCACGATTGAATGGTGGGATGGGACAATGTCCACCCGTCTTAATGATTCCAAGACTGGTGCGTATGTCATTATTCAGCAGAGACTGGCCGAAAATGACTTGACTGGGCACGTTATTGAAAAAGATGTGGGCGAATGGACGCACCTGTGCCTGCCCATGAAGTATGAGCCTGACCGCTCGTTTGTTACCAACATTGGCTGGAAAGATCCGCGCACTGAAGACGGTGAGTTGCTTTGGCCTGACCGCTTTGGGGTGAAGGAAGTTTTGGGTCTGGAGCGTTCACTTGGGCCATTCATGTCCGCAGGGCAGTTGCAGCAGCGCCCAGAGCCAGCCGGTGGCGGTGTCATCAAGCGCGAATGGTGGAAGCTATGGGAAGAACAAAGCTATCCGCCCATGGATTATATCATTGCGTCACTGGATACGGCGTACACAACCAAAACCACCAACGATTACTCCGCAATTTCGATCTGGGGCGTGTTCACGACTGATTCCACGGCCATTGCTAACCGCATTTTGGACAAAGATGGCCGTCCAATGTACTTTGACCGGGGCTATGCAGAGACTGCACCGCGCCTAATGCTGATGCATTCATGGCAGGAGCGCCTTGAATTCCATGATCTTGTCGAAAAAGTGGCAAAGACATGTAAGTCATTGAAAGTAGACAAGCTTTTGGTTGAGAATAAGGCTGCGGGTATATCTGTATCACAGGAATTGCGGCGACTTTATGGCAGCGAAGGCTTTGCTGTGCAGCTTTGTGACCCTAAGAGTCAGGACAAGCTGTCGCGGTTATATTCTGTTCAGCATTTATTTGCTGACGGCATGGTGTATGCACCTGACAAGGTGTGGGCAGAGCAGTTAATTACCCAAGTTGGCCAATTCCCTAAGGGAAAGCATGACGATTTGGTTGACACTGTGTCTATGAGCATACGGCACTTGCGTGATATTGGGCTTTTGACCCGGTCGCAGGAGCGTATTGAAGAGATTGAAAACATGAAAGTGTATCCGGGCAAGCAAAGTGTGCCTCTGTACCCGGCATAATGGAGGATTTATGAAGTATATTGGTCGCGTTAACGCATCTTGCACGGTTGAAGACCTTGGTCATAGGCAATTTGAGGTAGAAGTGTGGGGCGAAGTGCCTTTTGACCACAAGCGCACCTATACATTGAACGCTAAAGATGATAATTCAGCAGCAGAAGAAGGATTGCGTCTTTTTTGCGATGAGATGGAATGCCTTAGAAGCGCAGAAGCAAAGGAAGATTGATGGCAACGCAACCGGGCCTCGCTCCAATGAATATTCGTCAGCCTGCTCCAGATGAGCCGGGTGCGATTGACACGTCACCGATCCAAATCGACTTTGCAGATGAGAGTGGTGACACTCCTGAGACAGATGAGAGCGGAAATATCCTTTCAATTGAGCATGATGACGGTTCAATAACTGTTTCGCTTGATGGAAACCCGCTTGAATCGGCTGAAAATGGCGATGACGGCGAATGGTTTGCTAATCTGGTCGATAGAATTGACGAAGCTGAACTTAATTCTATTTCTGGTGACCTGTTTCGCGGCATTGATGACGATTTATTGTCGCGTAAGGACTGGGTTGAGACACGGGCGCAGGGAATTAAGCTTCTTGGCCTGAAAATAGAGATTCCGGGCCTCACAGGGGCCGTTGACGGCGCACCGGTTGAAGGCATGTCGCGTGTACGCCACCCATTGCTGCTTGAAGCTGTATTGCGCTTCCAAGCCAACTCCCGGTCGGAACTTTTGCCGACAGATG